CGAGCAGGATCGTGGAACCGCTGTTGACCACAGAGTTGAAGTTCACTGCGTCACCAGGGACCGCAGCCGGGACGGTGACACCAGCTCGATCGGACGTAGTTACCGGGATCGCTACACGAGCAGCCATAGGGCCTCCTGGGTTCTAAGGAATGAAAAAACCCGGCCCTCAAGGGACCGGGTGGGTTACTTGCTTAGTTACTGCCACGTTCGGTGTATGTCTTCCGTTTGTGGCAGGTCCGACATAGAACCCAAAGGTTGTCCAGCTCCCACGAACCACCGCGGGCTACCGGGACGATGTGATCCACCTCAAGGTGCTCCCTCGCCCCGCACTGCTGGCAGGTGAAGCGGTCTCGGGCAAGGGTTCTGGCCCTACGCCGAGACCAGTCAGCGGGCCTCGAAGCATTTCGAGCAGATGTTCTATCCCAGCTCTTTCGGAGCTGGTGTTCTCCGCAGCGACCGTCTCTCACGGTCGGGGTGAGGCAGCCCTTGTGCAGGCAGATGCTCTTGGCCCTGGGCATGTCCCCTCCCTGAGGTCTAAGCCCCGGCCGGGTTCTGGTCTGGCAGCCGGGGCCGTCTCCTGGATGCTCACCTGGAGCGCATCGCGCTCAACAGAGGATCAACAGGAGATGCTTATGAGGTCTATAAGTATGACTTTTTAAAGTCTGTCTACAACCAAGTAGACAGAACTTTTTAGTACCTAAAACGTTGTCATGTGTGTTTCGTTCGTTCGCTCGTTTCACTCGCTCTCTCACTACTGATGTAGGTGTCCAAGCTGTTGGTCTGGGACGGGAGTTAGAGGAAGTGAGACCGAGGTCACAGTCTCAAGGTGTGACGTTGCTCCGTCCCAGGTCGCTTGGTGGATGGGGCTTGAAAGTGTGGCGGCGAAGGCTGTAGCTTGTCTGAAGATCGCAGCACCCATGCCCACCAGTGATGAAACCGAACTCACTGACCGCCATTAGTGATGAAACCGCACTGACAGGACTCGGAACAGATGACGAAACTGCCGGACAACCCGGAGCTACTGAAGCTCTACAGAAACGGATTTTCCGATAAGGAAATTTCCGAGATGTTCGGCGTTACCGTTCAGGCTGTCAATTTGCGACTTCAGGCAATGGGTATTGCGCGTGCGCCTTTCCGGACTGTGGCAAAGGAAATACTCGAAGCTGCGTGGCCTTCGACAGAAACACGACGGGGTGAATTCATTCACCTGAATCGTGCGCGTGATCTTTACGCATTCCTGCGTCGGCAACTCGGAGACCCTGCGCTCACTAGAAACCAGCGCACCGCCGCGGAACGATTCGATCGTCTGATCAGGTCGCAGGATGCCGTAATGGACCTCCAGCCTGACGCCCCAGGCGGGCCGTGGGTTCTCCTGCCTCGCAAGCCCTCAGACGGGCGTATGGTGATCCGCTGGCCCGAGGGCCGTGAACTCCCTACCGGCAAGCTCCGTGAGTCCCTGGACCTCCCGGACGAGCCCGAGGATTAGACATCGTCCAATTCCCCGCGCGTAGACCTCCCACACCCAAGGTGGCGGGAGGTTTTTTCATGTCCGAACATCGTTCGGCATTACCGTACGGGTGTTGTTGCGTCTTGTACTTTTAGACTTCCTTGACTGATCACGCACTGTAGTCACAAGCGGAACCTACTCATCCGTAGGTGTCCGTACTGCCCGATTGGTGCAAACCTTGATCGCTTAGCGTCACAGTCTCAAGATCGGCGAGACGGTTGTATGTGACACCGAACACGTTATGCGGTCTCACCTGCGGAAACTCGGGGTTTTAACGCGTTCCTAACCTTGCTACGTTGATTCACAGGAGCTTCACAACGGCTCCTGACACGTCGGACAGGACCCCCGCAGGGGGTTGGGGCCATGGGGAGCGGCACATGACGCTTGAGCTGGGAGTCGAGGACTCTGGTGCGATCCCGAAGGTGGCCCTGGGTAGCCATACGCCTCATGTGCGCGACAAGGAAGATGTGCCGCATGAGCACGCGATCCCGGACTTCTACGGGCTCCGCCACCGGGGTGCCACCCTCTCTGAGTTCGTGGCGGCCGTAGAGAGGGAGCAGGCTCTCCGCAAGGAGCTGGACGACCTGATTGCCACGTGCACGGTCATGGACTGCACGGAGGATGACGGAGAGTGGGGGCTCCTACTCCTTCACACGCGGGCCAAGCCCCGAGGGGCGGCCAAGTATGCGGTCGAGTACCTGGACGTGATCATGTCCGACCAGGCCGGCGACGAGGCCGAGGATCGGCTCATCAGCATTGAGGCTCGGTGCGCGGGGTTCGGAAACGTCGTCGAGCTGGAGCACCGGTCCTTCAACCGACCCCACCCTGAACTTGAGGGCAGTAGTTCATTCAAGATCATTCGATATGCGAGGCGCATTTGAGCATTGAGACGCAGCCGAGAAGTGTCAGTCAGGTAGATCAGTACGAGAAGTGTGCATGGCGCTTCTACCTCCAGCGGGTAGAGCGCGTGGTCCCCAGGCCCGCGGCTTGGAGCCACCACGGGACGGCCTTTCACAGCGCCGCTGAGGCGTTCGAGAGGTCGTCTCGTGCGTTGGGGGCCGAAGAGGTCGCAGAGGTCTTCCACGACGAGTACACGGCCTTGACGAACGAGGCTCTGGAGAAGGAGCCCAACACTGACGTGTGGCTGGCTGCGGGCCGCTACACGGGCGGAGAGGACATCGAGCGCCGCTACTTCCTGGGGCTGGAGCACACGCGGGCCTACGTCGAGTGGAGCCTGAAGAACGAGCCGGCCATCTGGAAGGAGCCGGATGGGACGCCGGCACTAGAGCTGTCCTTCATGGTCGAGCTGGGCGGCGTCAAGGTGCGCGGCTTCATCGACCAGGCCCTCAACGAGGGGGAGGAGACTGTGAGGGTCCGGGACCTCAAGACAGGCAGCATGAAGAGCAAGTTCCAGTTGCAGTCGTACTCCATAGCGATGCGGAAGCAGTGGGGCGTGAACGTCGAGCTGGCTGACTGGTACCTCGCCAAGACGGGCCGGCTGTCCCGGCCGGTGAAGGTGGCCGAGGTGTCTGAGGACGAGATCGGGCAGCGGTACGCCGACATGGACGCGGGTGTGAAGCGTGGCGACTTCCCGGCGAACCCTGGCTTCGACTGCCGGTTCTGCGACGTGTCGCACGCGTGCATATTTTTTTCGGACAGAACTTGAAACTGCGACGCGGGCCCTGTATCTATGGAAGTAGGGAAAGGAGCACGACATCAATAGCTGGCACCACGCAGTTTCAGCGGCCCGCAAATGGGGCGGCGAACCTGAGTTGTACTTGCCGATAGAGGAGTTCATCGACTCCTCGAAGAAGATCTTGGGCGATGTCCGCCACCGGTCCATCTATCACCACACGGAAGGCGTGTGGCTGGTACAGCGCATCTTCGGAAACACGATTGACGTGCCGAAGGGCGATCGGATTGTGAAGGTGCCGACTCGGCTGATTGCTGAGCGGCACATTCTTGAAGACCTGGGCTGGCTCCCTTCGCCGGCCGACTACATCAAGGGAATGCCTGTCGAGGGCTGGATGTCCGGCTCGAAGCGTAAGGAAGTCCCCTTGGCCACCCTTCTCCTCAACCAGCCTGGAGCCGCTGAATGACCAACCTTGTGAAGTCGAATTTTCTTGGTATGCCTGTCTCGGGTGAGCTGCGCGAGGGCTCCTCTCGCGTCGACCAGAAGCCCGTTGAGGACCTGGCCCCGCTCCTTCAGGCTCTCCTGAACGACCCGACCATCACTGAGTTCGGTTGGTCTCAGTACACGCCCTATTTCAACGATGGCGATGTCTGTGAGTTCAGCGTCGGTGAGATCTGGGTTCGCACCACTGAAGAAGTGGACAACGACGAGCACGACTACGACGACTACGACCTCTCCCTCTGGGGCCATCCGACCCTCGGGCGGATGAACTACGAGTACCGCGGGGAGTGGCCGAACCGTGAGTACGTCGAGAAGGACTACGAGGGGCCGGACGAGGCCCGCTACCGCCGCGTGAAGGCCCTCAACGAGGCCATCACTTCGGGCGCCTACGAGGCAGCCCTTCTCAATGCCTTCGGGGATCACGCCCTGGTGACCGTCCGGAAGGACGGCATCGAGGTTGAGTTCTACGAGCACGACTAAGGAGAACCACCATCTACAGCCTTCCACAATCGGTGTTGGTCAAGGGAGCGGCAGGGGAACCGCTCCCTTCTCCATTTGTGGGCCTGGCTCGTCATGAGGTCGAGTTCCGGCGCGGTGAGTTCTCGCTCGTCGCTGCCGGACCCGGCACAGGCAAGTCCCTGTTCGCTCTGAACCTGGCGCTGTACGGGAACATCCCGGTGATGTATTACAGCGCCGACAGTAACGCGGCGACGCAGCTCACCAGGGCCACAGCCATACTCACGGGCGACAACGTGAGGGACGTGAAGCGCCGGCTCCTGAACGACGAGTTCGGGGAGTACCTGAAGTACCTCGCGAAGCGGTGGTGGATCAGGTTCAACTACGAGGCTCGCCCCACGCTCATGACGATTGAGCGTGACCTCAAGGCATACCGCGAAGTGTTCGGCATATTCCCGCACTTGATCGTGGTGGACAACATCACCAACGTGGCCGGCGACGCCGCGAACGACAGCGCAGAGTCCTTCACCTTCGGATTGGAGGCCATGTGTGAGTACCTGTCTGACATGGCTCGGGTCACCGGCGCCCATGTCCTGTCCCTGCACCACGTAACGGGCGAGTACTCCGATGGTCTCCAGCCCATCCCGCTCTCGGGCGTCAAGGGCAAGATCGGCCGTGTCCCGAATGTGATTCTGACGATCCATAAGGAAATCGACGGCATGGACGGGCGAATCCTCCATGTCTCCCCGGTGAAGAACCGCGAGGGTTTCGAGGACTCTTCTGGACAAACCTTCTCGTCCTACGAGTTCAACAAGGTGAACATGCAGCTCACGGACGTGGCAGGCGGCCTCTAAGTAATCTACGTCACACGGAATCGAGGCTTCCAGAACTTGAAACTGCGACGCTTCGGATCTATGTTGGTAATAGGGAAAGGGGAGGGGAAATGAGCCGGACTTGCGGGTACGACCTCAAGCGCGAAATCGTGGATGTTCTTCTCAATGAGAACCCGCAGATCTCGGGCAATCAGATTCAGAAGGCCGGTGGGGGTGTAGTCGCTCTCGTTCTCACAGTTGAGAATGCGAAGCGAATGCGGGTCTACCGTCTGGCGAAGGAACTGAAGTTCCACACTCGCTACAGCGCCGCTCAGGTCGTCGCAGTGTCGATGCCGACCGAATCCGGGCCGGCATGGGAAGTCCTCCCCCTCTCTCATCTCCAGAGCCTTGCCGATGAAGCTGTCTCCCTCAAGAACCAGCTCAAGCTTGAGGCGGCTCTGAGGCCGCGTGTCTAAACCCCGCGCCGGATACCGGCAATGCACGCGATGTCAGAAAAACAGGGCTGAGAAGTTCTTCACACCGCGGGGGAAGGTGTGCTCGACCTGTCGCAAGTCGACTCGAAGAGCCGCCTCTCACGAAGCCCGCGTGACCACCACCTACGGCCTTGAGCCCGGTGAGTATCAGGCCCTCTTCGAATACCAAGGCAAGGTCTGTGCCATCTGCGAGGAGCCGCGGCGATACCGGCTCGACGTAGACCACGACCACAAAACCGGCCTCGTACGCGGACTCACCTGCCGGGCCTGCAATCGGAAGATCCTCCCGTACGCCAAGGACGATCCCGCAATTCTGCGCAATGCAGCCACCTATCTAGAAGACCCTCCAGCGTCCCGATTGCTTGGGCCGCGGTACCACGTGGATAACCGAGAGGCAGACGATGTCTGAGCCGAGCATCAAGTTCGACTACCGCAAGTGGCGCGGTGACAAGGAATACATGGGCTGCGCGAACCGCCAGTACAACTTTCCCGTTCACGTGAGGCGGATCGGTGACCAGCCGGCAACCGCAAGCGGTCGTTAGGCCGCCAATTACTGAGGTGCTTAAGCACTACTACTCAATAGACGTGAAAGAGCGGGCAGGGTGGTCCAAGATCCCCTGCCCGCTTCACGTTGACGAGAATCCCAGCGCCTCAGTGAACACAGAGAAGCAGCGATGGAACTGTTTCGTCTGCGATGTCTCTGAAGACTCGATAGACGTTGTAATGCGAGAGGAAGGACTTGGCTTCCGAAAAGCTCAGCTCTGGGCACATGAACGGTTCGGTGGAGGCGGCTCGGACGTACTTCCAGCAGTTCAAGGGGAGTCCGGCCGAGGAGTACATCAAGGCTCGCGGCCTGGGAGACGTGGCCGAGAAGTTCCGCCTCGGATACGTCGGTTCGGCGCTGACTGGTCATGAGCAGCGAACGGGAATGCTGGTTCTCCCGTATCTGCGGCCGGCAGGCGGACCCCATGGCGTCGCCACCGTGCGATTCAGGTGTATCGCTGACGAATGCGTGAAGGACGAGGCAGGTAACTACTTCGCCCCTACCCGCAAGGAAAACCACGACAGGCACAAGAAGTGGTACGGGAAGTACTGGGGTCTCCCCGGTGACGCACCCCGGCTCTTCAATACAACGGCTCTAATCACCGAAAGCCCGTTCATCGTCGTCACGGAAGGCGAGTTCGACGCAGCGGTCTGGGAATCCGTTGGGGTGCCGGCCATCGCCTACCAAGGCACCGGCGCATGGCGAGACCACTTCATCCCGCCCCTGATCGGATTCGAGACCGTTTACGTGATCGCTGACGGAGACGAACCGGGAATCAAGGCGGCCGAGAAGCTTGCCGCCCTTCTCCCCAATGCCAAGGTCATCGTCTTCCCTGATGGCCACGACACCAATTCATTCCTTCATGAGTACGGGGCTGCTGCCCTGCGAGAAAGGATCGGCCTGTGAAGTCGAAGTGGAAGCCCGGAACGCGAGTCCGGGTGAAGGCCACCGTCACGGACGGAACTGCCGGCCTCACGGGAACGGTCGAGGCCGTGAACTATGCCCAGGTCGAGGAGTCCACCTCGGTTCTTCTGGACAACCCTGACGGCGGATTCGATGCCCTGGGCGCGTTCTTCGAGGATCACGAGCTGGAGGCCGAGTGAGCTTCGAGCTTGGTCAGATCGTCTCCATCTCCCGCCCTTCCACGATCTACACACGGCAGTTCAAGGATGAGCGGGCTGTCATCACGAACATCTACGAGGGCGACCCCTTCCCCTACGAGGTGACGTTCGCGAGTGGTCAGTCCCTCGCCTTTGCCGGTGACGAGCTGTCGTCACTGGGCGGCGACGAGAAGGCGGACGACGCGGTGAATCACCCGTCGCATTACACCTGGCTTCCCAAGGGCCTGGAAGTCATCGACATCACGGAGAACCTGAACTTCAGCCTCGGGAATGCCGTGAAGTACATCCTTCGAGCCAACCACAAGCA